CCGTGAGGTCGAGAGGAAGATTCTGCCACGCACAGACATCGTCCACATAAAAATGAACACGGACATCGTTCATGTTGCCGTTGACAGTTGCACGGGTATACTGCTCCGCAGGCGTTGTGCCGGAAGCTGTCTTGATCCAGTCGGTGTTGTGGATCGTCACTCCGATGACCTCGGTCAGCTTTGCAGTCGGCATATCAATGCCGTTGGGATTGTGCTTTGTGAGAAAATACTCGTTAACGGGAACTCCGCCCGTCACGATCGTTGCATCAGGTTTCAGGATTGCCATTGTCGTTTTCCTCCTTATTATCATCAGATTTATCATCTACACCCGTGACCGCATCCGCCACAGCATTGATCTTCGACTTGATGCCGTCAACGATACCGTTGATGATGTCCTTGCCCCATTGCAGAGCCTCGGAAGCAAGATTCGTGACGAACTCTTTCGCCTTGTTGAAACCCTCCTTGATAGTGTCAACGATAGCGTTGAGCTTTTCGGAAATGGCGGTTTTGATGTTTGTCCAAATATTGATAACAGCATCCTTAATCGCATTCAGAACATTGCTGATTGTGGTTTTAATGCTGTTCCATACATTGGAAATGGTCGTAAAAATAGCATTCAGAATGCCGGAAACAAAGCTGCTCACGGTGTTCCAAATGCTCACGATTGTGTTATAAATCGAGGCGAGAAAGCTGCTGATAGTTGTGTAAATCGAATTCCAGATGCCGGAAATAAAGTTCCAGACCGCAGTCAGCAGATTTACAACGAAGTCATGCACCGCCGTCCACACCGTCATGATAACGCCGTAGATAGCGTCCAGAACGGTAGAAACCGTGGTGCAGATTGCATCCCATACACTTGCGAAGAAGTCACGAATACCCTCCAACAGAGGCGTGATGAACTCCACAATTGCCGTCCAGATTGCTGTGATTTTCTCGTGAATCCAGTCGAGTGCCATGCCGATGAGGATTTGGATAGCCTGCCAGATCGTCTCAAACAGGTACTTGAAAGCCTCAAGCAGCGGAGAAATAACGTCATAAATTGCCTGCCATACGGAGGTGATGACATTGTAAATCGTCGTGACTACAGTATAAATAACAGTGTAAATTGCGTTGAAAATACTGCTAAAAAAGCTGTAAATAGCATTCCAGATCGTTTCACAGAACGTTTTGATTGCCGTGAAAATCGTGGAGAAGAAGTTGTAAATTCCTGTCACGATATTCATGACCGTTGTGCTGATTGCCGTCCAGATATTCACAAAAAATGTCTTAATGCCATTGAGAACATTTGACACGAAATTCGTGATGTTATTCCAGATATTTACAAAGAAGTTCTTGATAGCCGTCCAAACGCCGATCCAGAACTTCTTCACCTCGTCAAGGCTCGTGCCGAACAGAGAGCAGAGAATGTTCATCACGGAGGACAGCACATTGACGATCTGATTCCAGACCGCCGTGAATATATTTTTAACGGCATCCCAGACACCCTCCCAATCGCCCTTAAACAGGCTGATGAAGAAGTCCAGAACGCCGAGAATGATGTCCACAAAATTACTAAGCGACTCCGCTACATAGTTGAAATAGAACTCGAAAACGGGTGCAAGATACTGACACAGAGCGTCCCAGATTGCCTTGACCATTTCGCCGAAGCTCTGAAAATTGAAGCCCAGCGAGTTGACACGATCTACGATACCGGATGTCAGCTTTTCAAATACACCCTTGATTTTTTCCCATGTAGCAGTGATATTGTTGCGGAACTCCTCGTTCGTGTCCCACAGGTGCTTGAAAGCCGCAATTAGTACGGCGATGACTGCAACCACAGCAATGACAGGTGCGGAGATTCCACCAATTGCACCGCTGATCGCTGCCCACGCTGCCTTTGCGCCTTCGATGATTTTCGGCATATCCGAAACAAGCCGCATCAGACCACCGATTCCGGACATGGCTTTTCCGACCACGATAAGCAGAGGTCCGATCGCCGCCGCAAGTGCAGCGACCTTGATGATAGCCTCCTTTTGTGCAGGCGACATGGCGTTCAGCTTGTCAACGAACTCCTGAATCTTCGCAACGATAGCACGAATTTTCGGCATCAGCAGTTCACCAAAGGAAATGGCAAGCTCCTGCAATTGCGATTTCAGAATTGTCATCTGACCGTTCAGGTTGTCCTGCATGGTGTCAGCCATGCGTTTCGCTGTACCTTCGCAGCCGTAAATGGAATTTGTCAGCTTTTCGTAGTCCTCGTCAGTCGCATTGATAATCGCCAGCATACCGGAGAGGTTTTGTTTGCCGAATATAATGGCGGCATCCTGCATTTGCTGCGCCTGCGTGAGACCTTCCTGTGTCTGTGAAAGTTCAGCGATGATGTCATCATATTCACGAAGATTGCCCTCAGAATCGACCAAATCTACATTGACCTTGCCCATTGTTTTTCGGAGCATATCCATGATACCGCCGAGGGACTTCATGTTGCCGGAATCATCCGAAACCTCAATGCCCAGACGCTCCATAGCCGCCGCCTGTTTATCGGTCGGCTTGACCATGTTGACGAGTGCATTTTTCAGCGAATTGCCTGCCTGACTGCCCTTGATACCGGAGTTAGCCATCAAACCGAGGGCGATAGACAAATCCTCCGCTGAAGCATCCATAGCACCTGCAAGCGGCGCACAATACTTGAAACTTTCGCCGAGCATGGACACATTGGTGTTCGCATTGGAAGAAGCAGCCGCCAGAATGTCTGCAAAGTGAGCAGAATCATCGGCACTCATTCCGAGAGCCGTCAGTGCATCTGTCACGATGTCTGAGGTCGTGCCAAGCTCCTCGCCAGAAGCCGCTGCAAGGTACATGATACCCTCGATACCGTCAAGCATATCACCGGTTTTCCAGCCAGCCATCGCCATATAGTTCAGCGCATCGGCAGCGTCAGCAGCGGAGAATTTGGTAGTCGCACCCATTTCACGGGCTTTTGCTCGGAGTGCCTCCAAGTCCTCACCGACAGCACCGGATACGGCAGAAACCTTGCTCATAGATTCGTCAAAGTCGGCAGTCGTTTTGACAGCCGCAGTTCCGAGTGCAGTAACGGTTGCTGTGACAGGTAACAGCTTTTTACCTACATCGCTGATTTTATCGCCCGTGGCTTGCAGTTTCGTGCCGGTCTCACCGATTTTTTCAAGAGCCGTCTTGGAATTGGCAGCTTCACGCTGTAAATTCTGCAATTCCTGTTCCGTCTCGATAATTTCACGCTGGAGAGCATCGTACTGGTCGGGCGAGATGGGCTTGCCGAACTCATCATCCACATCCTTTGCGGCTTTCTTGAGGTCTTTCAATTCCGTCTCAGTATCGGCGATTTCTTTTTGCAGGGCATCATACTTCTCTTTGGAAATCTCGCCCCTTGAAAGCTGCTCATCCGCCTGCTTGGATTTTTCCTTGAGGTCTTTCAGCTTGGTTTCGGTCTCACCGATTTTTGTTTTTAGCGGATCGTACTTAGCCTTCCACGCATCGTAGTTCCCGGCGGTTTTCGCCGCCTGTTCACTTGCAGTTTTCAGAGTGGTCAGCTTGGTTTTGGTCTCGTTGATCGCATCGCCGAGAAGTTTCTGCTTCTGAGCAAGCAGCTCAGTGTTTTTAGGATCGAGCTTGAGGAGCTTCTCCACGTCCTTAAGCTGTGTCTGCGTGTTGCGGATATTTTTGTTGACACCCTCAAGAGCCTTTGAGAGCTTAGTAGTATCACCGCCGATTTCGACAGTAATACCCTTAATTCTGTTGGACATGGATTTTCACCTCCGATTCCGTGTATTTCTGCGTGATATATATATAGGCTAAAATGAGTCAAAGTCGGATTGATCTGCCAGAGAAACCCACTCCATGTCATCACGCTCACGCTCTGTAAACAGATCATTGACGAGTCCTATCGTGAGAAGTTCCAGCTCAGACAGCGAAATGCCGAGCTGGACACATCTCAAGAGAAACAGCGGAGTTGTCATCGGGCGGTCAGTTTGGCGAGATTTTTTTTTGACTCCACCTGCGTTTCGACATTTAGTCCCCAAAGCTCGATGAGCTGCGGAAGAATCTCGTAAATGGAGAACGTGTTGAACTGCTCCAGCCACTCATCGGGAGTATCGGGAACGGACTGCGGATCGGCGTGACGAGCCATGAGCCATGCGAGATCTTCGAAGATCTCCAGCGACTCGATGTCCATGCCGCTGTTCTCCTCGTCATCTTCCTTGACAGACCCCTGTAATGCGGAAAAATCCTTGTAGATGTCACGACCGAACTTGCAGCGGTACATTCTCGGCAGTGCAGCCGATGCCTTGAACGGAATCTCCATGCCGTCCACCATGATATTTTTCTTGATTCCCATAGCAGCACCCCCTTACTGAATATCGGGCATATACACAGCGTTGTACCAGTTTTTGTAGACCGTAGCGTCGGTTTCCTCGCAGGACTTTGCCTTCACGAGACCGTTTTCCAGTGCAGAACACTTGAGTGTGAGCTTTTCGGTCTTGACCTCCTTGGAAGCCTCGATGGTTGCCGACTCCGTGCCGGGACGGGAAACGCTGCAGCGGTAGAAGATGTGGCGAATCTTGTTCTTGTCGCCGGTGAACTCGAAAAAGAGAGCGAACTCTGCCGTCTCCACATCGTTCTTTTCGACCAGAACGCCCTTTGCATCGAGGATTTCGCCGAGGATCTGCTGTGCGAACTCCGTCGTGACCAGAGCGATTTCGAGGTCACCGGTGTAGCCTGCATTGTTGTTGATAATGTAGTACACGCAGTCGTCAGCGTAGAAGTTCTCGTTCTCGCCCTCAGCGTCGATAGTGAGGTTGACTGCACCGGGCAGGCGGACAGGCGTGTCATAGGTCGGGATGCCGTCATCGTCGTAGCCGTTGATCTTCGCCCAGTGTACTTTGTTAAGACCGAATTTGACCTTGTTCTTTTCCATAAGTTATACCTCCGTTTCGTAAAGCACTTCATAGAGCCTTTCGGACTCGATCCATACTTCTCGTTTGTTGTAAAAAATGTGATGCCGCCTTAAAACTGCCTCGATCTGTCGCTCCGTTTCGGGAGATTTCTCGTCTGAGTACAACTCGATGTCCAGCTCTTTGAACGAGAAATACATATAGTCGTCAGCGGAGAATGTGTTCTCGCCGGGTGACAGAAAAATGAGAAACGGCGGCTGCGGAGATTCTCCTTCCGCAAAGTGATGATAGGCAAAAGGAAGTCCTATTTCCTCCATCATTGAATTGATCTGTTCATATGTCATTTCAAAGCCTTCTTTATCAGGGATTCCAGTAGCTCACCGCCGTGTTCCTCTGCCGGTGCGATATGCGCCTTTCCCTCAACACGACCGCCTCCACGCTTGGCATGACCTTTCTCAAGCAAGTGTGCAAGCTGATAGCGGTCTTTGCTGTGAACGGTCATTTCGAGAGAATGTGCATTCTCCTTGGTCTTTTTCGATGCCCAGCTTTTCGCATATCTGCCTGTTCTGCGAGGAGCATTGGCGGAGACCTCTTTCTTTACCGATGTGGCTGTCTTGCGGACAGCTTTTTTCATTTCCGTGCCTGCAAGCTCCGCATAGTCTGTCAGACCACGCATGACCTCTTTGGCAAGATCGTCAACCGATGTCATCCTTACCGCCTGCCTTTCGAGCGACTGCCTGTATTTTCATGTAGGCATTGTGGTCATAGTACGGAATAATGCCTGTGATGTGGTACATCGTACCTCTGAACATCAGCCGAAACTGTGTGCTGTTCAGCTTGAACACAGACGGCGACTGCCTGACAATGAACTCGACCGTCTGCACCTGCTTGGTCACACCGGTATCATCGGATTCCGCAGAACTGCGGACGGTCACGGCAGCCCACAGGGAAAAAGCCTCCTCCCACTTTGTTTTGTGGTTGCCGATACCATCCACTTTTGTGCGATGTTCTAAAATGGTGATTCTGTGATTCAGTTTCCCGATTTCCATATCAGATCACACCCTCTCTTTGCGCAAACAGGATAGCCCTTAAACTTAAGGTGAGGTTATGGTAGTCGGGATTACTGCGGTTTTCGTACAGATAGCCGAGGCAGAACAGCATAGCCGTTCTTGTTACATCTTCGTTTCGGGTGAACTTCTCCTCGGACATTCTGCCCACGTCCTTCACCAGACACTTCGCTGTATCGAGCAGAGAGAGGATGAGCTGGTCATCCTCCTCGTAATCGACACGAAGATAGTTCTTAGCCTCTTTCAGCGTAATCATGGACATCACGCCTTCATGGTGAGTACCTTGATTGCTTCGGGAAGAATGAGCTTTCCGTCCACACGCTGAGAAGCGAGGAAGCCGACCTGACCGGTCATGGAGAAAAGTTCGTTGAGACGCTTGAAAGAACGTCCCTGACGGTCAGCGATCCAGTAATACTTGAAATCACCGAATGCCATGACCTTGTTTCCAGCCTCAAGCTCAGGCACGAAAGTCGAAGTGTGGTAGGGACGGTTGAGAATCATGTCGGGAACGCCGGTAGTGACGGACGGATTCCAGATGTAGTTGCCGTTGCCGTCCTTGAGCTTGCGGAGTGCCTTGACGGTCGTCTCGTTCAGTACCCATACAGCCTTGGAGCGATAAGGACTGCGGAGCGAGTAGAAAAGCTCCATAACATCGTCAAAGGTGATGCTTGCACCTGCCGTAGTAGCACCGTCCTCCGCACCGCCGGTAGCATTGAAAATGCCGGTAGGCTTGCCGATACCGTCACCCACGAAGAAGGCTTCCTCTTCCTTTGCACCGATACGGCGAGCGAACTCCTTAGCGATGTAGGCAGGGAGGTCGAACACACTGTCGTTGAGAAGCTCCTCCGATACCTTGATAGCCGTACCGAGCTTGTAAGAGCCGATAGATGTCTGACCGAAGGTATCATCGGAGAGCGTGTACTGCTCCTCCTCGTCCATCCAGACCGCTTCACCCTTGCCGGTAACGACGGGAATCTTGCGGTCACCGCTGGAAGTGTGGATAATCGTTGCAAGACGGCGGAAGATGTTCTCCTCCTGGAGTGCCTCGACCAGCTTGCGCTCGTACTCGTCCGGAACGAGGTAGCCGCCCTCAGAATCCGTGCCGATGTGCAGGTCGTTGTGAACATCCACCCAGTTGCGCCTGCGGATGCTGTTCCAGAAAGCCGCCTTGTAGCTGTCGCTTGCCGTGCCGACCTTGTTGTCGGGGACAGGATTCACCATGCCGGGAGCAGTGAGGATCGGAGAAGATGTAGCCTTACGCATATCCGCTTCGATTTCTGCCTGCCTCTCAAGACGCTGGATTTCCTTGCCGAGGTCAACGAGCTGCTTTTCAAGTGCGTCGTAGGTCTTGCTGTCCTCTTCGGAGAGCGTACCGTCGGGACGACGCTTGCTGTCGAGAAAGTCACGGGCTGTATCCCAGACTTCTCCTCTCTTTTTTCTAAGTTCCTGAATGGTCATAATATCATCCTCCTCAATATTTCAAAAGTTCCAGCCGCTTTTCGAGCTGATCCACGGGAACACCCACAGGTGCGGAGGTCAGCTTTGCAAGCAGGCTGTTGATTGTGGCTGCGGAAGAATAGGACATTGCTGTAAGGCTGTCCTCATCATCCTTTTCGGGTTCGTCAGGTGTATCTTCGTCCGGCTCGTCCTGATTTTCCTGCTTTTCACCGGAAAACAGAATGCCGTCTACAAAGCCGAGCTGTTTCGCTTTCTTGGCATTCATCCATGTGGATTCGTCCATGAGGTGCGAAATTCTCGCACGGGAAAGGCTGGTCTTGGTCTCGTAGGCATTGATGATGCTCTCCTTGACCTCCTCCAGAAGCTCGATAGCTTTTTCCATATCCGCCTTGCTGCCAGCGGCGACCGTGGCAGGATTGTGGATCATGAGCATTCCCGTCGGGCTGATAAGGGTAACATCGCCAGCCATAGCGACCACACTTGCCGCCGATGCCGCAATGCCGTCGATCTTGACCGTGATTTTTCCCTTGTGGCTTTTGAGCATGGTGTAAATCTGCGATGCGGCAAAACAGTCGCCGCCGGGTGAGTTGATCCAGACCGTGATGTTGCCGGTATGCTTTTTCAGCTCCGACTTGAAAGCGGCAGGCGTGACCTCGTCTCCAAACCATGTCTCCTCAGCAATAGCACCGTTGAGATACAGCTCGGATTCACCGGTATCCTCGTTCTTCACCCAATTCCAGAATTTATTCATCGTTGGATTCCTCCTTCTCGTCTGCGAAAGCACCTGCGTCCTGCAATTTTGTAAAACTTCCGTTACAGAGGTACAGATTACCGCCGAGATCGTCGGGGATAAGATTCATGTCCTCCAGCTCACGGATGTCGTTGGCGGACATCCAGCCATTCTGACGGGCTGTCGCATATCCCTGCATTCGGGAAGCATAGTCGCCACGGAGCAGACCTTCCACATTAAATTTGATAAAAAATCGCCCTTTCTCCGAATCGGAAAGAAGAGCTTTCTGCATTCCCTGTTCCCAGCGGACGAGCCACGGATCAAGGGTATATTTGACGAACTCAAGCGACTGCTGCTCTATGTTCGAGAAAGTGGCGTGTTCGAGGTCGCCGATCATGTGCAGAGGCACACGGTACAGCCGGGCGATTTCCTCGATCTGAAATTTTCGTGTTTCCAGAAACTGTGCCTCGTTGTTGGGAATGGAGATGGGCGTATACTTCATGCCCTCCTCTAAAATCGCCGTGCGATGCGCATTTCCGCTGCCGTAGGCTCTCTGCCACGCTTCACGGACACGCTCCGGATTTTTGATAACTCCCGGATGCTCCAGCACACCGGATGGACTTGCGCCGTTGGCGAAGAAGGTCGCACCGTATTCATCACAGGCGACTGCCAGACCGATAGCGTTTTTCGCCATAGCAATTGGCGAGTAGCCCACCAGACCGTCAAAGCCCAAGCCGGGAATGTGCAAGACATCATCGGCAGGCAGAATGATCTCGCCCTGTTCCTTGAAATTGGGGTTGTGTTCCTCGTAGCGGCTGTAGCGGTAAATGAGCCTGT